TTAGTCTTCAGCCAACTTCTTGAAGAACGATAGACTATCGTCATCATCATCATCCCAAGGCGGTGATGAATCGTCACGCTTTGGTTCTGAAGCTGCCGCTTCCTTAAACCGTGGCTTGAAATCCATCACCGCTGGTTCGTCGTCCTCGGCAGTAGTTTTGGGTGCGTGCTTACCGCCATCAAGACCTAAGACTCGATAAAGTTTTGCCTTTAGTTCATCATAAGACTTGAAATTTTTAGGATCAACGAGTTCTTGTAGAGAGTATTGAGACTTCCAAATACGCTCTAGTTCTTCGTCATCATTTAGCAGAGGACCTGCTGAAGAGAAATCTGAACGGTCGTAGTTACGATAACCTTCGACATTACGAATCTTTAGATTGAAGTTTGCACCTTCCCAAAAATCAAATGGATTTACTGGAGTTTCATCTTCAAACTGTGGATTCATTGCTTCATTTAACTTGTCAAAAATCTTCTTACCATATTGAAAGAGGAATACCTTGCCTTCGTTAGAAGGGTTAGCAGAGTCCTTTACAACATAGATGTTTGAGTAATACTTTAGACGGCGCTTCTGCTTACGAGCAATCTCCTTATCAGAGTCAACACCAGAGTTCCAAAGAGAACTATTATACTCTGAAACTGGGTCCTGAAGCCCGATAGAGGTGAGAGATTTTTCGATATACCAACCACCTGGACCATTGAAGCCGTGATCCCATAGACGAATGAATGGCATATCTTCGTTCTCTGATGCTGGTAGAAAACGAATAACAGCATAACCGTTACCAGCTTTGTCAACTTCTGGCTTCCAGACACGGTCGTCACCATACGAACGTTCTGTGCTGTTGCTACTCAACTTTTGAAGTTGAGCGTTTAATTCATCGAACTTTTTACGTTGTGTTTTCATTTGTGCGAAAGATGTATTCATTTATATTTCCTTTGTATTTGCGATTTATCCAAACTTGTCAATCAGAGTTTTCTTCATGACTGACTTGTCATATTGTAGAAACGGTTTGTATTTACTACTCTTTGAATATACTTCATTCCAGAGTATTTGTAAAGTAATTTTTTGATTCCAATACTTAAAAATACCCAGAATGTCGTTTAGTATAATCAGCGCCTCTAATGAAAAACGTTTTCCTATGACTTCGTTTAACAATGGAGGATGCTGACCATCTATCACTTTAAAGTTTGAGTCAAAGTCTTCGTTCAGTTTTTGAATATCAACCTTAAAGTGATATGACAGTGATTGTATCTTCTTCAACCACTGCTTATATATATCTTCGCTCTCAGAAGTGAGAAGGTCTCCGACCCAAATTTTTTTGTCTGATTCAATCAAATTTGCTAAGATATGCGCCTTGTAATCCTTCTTTTTAGAAAGTTTATAGAACTGAAACTTGTCCTTTCTTACTTCGAAAGTCTCAGGGCGAGCATTTACTTTACCACTATATTTGAAATAGTCATAGGAGGTATGAAAATGCTGTGTGAGCGCAAGATACGTCCGATAGCAATCGAACGCATCTTGTGTTGAATACACGCTCATACTGGTAACTTTGCGGTTCTCTCCAACATAAAGAGTTCTTCTGCTTCATCCTGTACCCTTGAACGAAGATTAGGATTCTTTCGTATCACTTCTGCTAGTGATTCAATTTCTATGCCGTGTTGTTCAGCATAATTCACAATGGCGTCAATATAATTTGAGTCAGGTTTCTTAGCAATATTGTGTATCTCTGACAAAAATTCTTCATGTTGTAGTCTTAACATTTACTTTCCTCATGCTTGACGGGTTAGGAAGTTCTCGCGGATTTCGGTTGGTGCGAAGAATTGACGAACCAACTCTTTTACAACATTAACATCATATGGCTTACAAGAGAACACATCGATGTATGCATCACCGGTGGCATCACAGAAATGCCCACAAATGTTAGAAGTTTCGATAAGTTGAACTAGTGTATAACCAGTCTTATCTTCCTTTCCAAAATGGACAACTTGTGGTTCGCCATAAGCGACCATATCAATGTCCTTGACTAGTTGTTTGGCAAACTCTACGAGTTTATCGCCGTTAGGAAACTTAACATTTTCGTTACAGGACTTGCAGTCCAATGTGAGATGGTAACCCCAAGACATTGTGTCTTTTACTCCTTTAGAATGTGTTGTTTGGGATTTCCTGATATAATTCTTGACACCTCACGGGCATTGTTATATTTCGGAACTTTGTATTTATTTAATTCTTCAACTTTTCTTTAAGATACTTAACATACTCATCTAGATACTTAATGACGGCCTTGCCTTCAAAATTCAACTCTTCGTTTTTAAACTTAGATTGTAAACCTACAGAGTGTCGTTCAAAAACAGCGAGTTCTACGAGTTCGGCAGCATTAAGCATTTATTTCTCCTTGTTTATATTTCTTCTAGTCGAGTCAACGCAATTTCTTGTTCTAGAAGTTCGTCGTATTCTTTCTCTGAAATGATATAGGGGGAATGGTCTATGTGCCACTGAATAGAACGATTCACCGAATCGTGAATGTAGTCTTCAGCCTCATAGAAGTCTTCAAATTCGGTGACCTCTGGATTTGGATCAAGCGAGTCTGCCGAAATCGTTACACGATATTTCATTGTTTTTCCTCTTGTTGTCATATCTATAATATAACCGTTACGAAGGAATTTGTCAAGTGATTTTTTGAAAAATGGTGCCGGATGAGAGGTTCGAACTCCCGTCTAATCATTACAAGTGATTTGCTAAACCAACTCAGCTAATCCGGCGTATTTTTATTTTCTAATCGTTTTTTCAAATCGAGTAGTTGTGTGATCATACTATCTATAATCTCGATTTCACTTCGATTATCTTCTTTTTGAACAGGTTCTTTAAATGCTTGACCCATATATTCCCAATAAGGAACCCGTTGTTTTTTTATTCTTTTTTCAACTTCATTCCAATAAGCATCCATAATATCATTGCCTATCATAGTTTTATGATACTCATTGCCCAGTTTTCAGCAGCATCTTCCACATAACGAAGAGACTTAGTAGGAAATCTTTGTTCGTTAAATACGGTATCACCTTTCATAAACTGAATACCGTATCCATTATCATCTTTAAACACCTCTGCTTTTAGCATATTTGGTGCTTCTTCGTGAAAGTATGTGCTGATTGAAGTTTTCATAGATAGTTCCTTACATAAAATCCTAGTCGTTTTGGGTTAAGTCTACCACCGGCATCATCTTCAGATTGAATAAACTTGTAGTCTTTTATTCTGTGTTCTGGTAATGTACCATTAAAACCTTGAAACACAGGGATAATCTCATCATAATCAGGGTCTGGTGACCCTCTCAAATGTACTTCTATTACATTATTGTCTATAAGTTCCAGATTCCATCTGGGAATTCTGTATTTTTCTGATACATGAGGAATATCGTTTAGAATCGGAGGTAGCCGGAACTTAAACGACACATCTCTGTACCATCTTTTAAAAAGAAAAGGATTATTGGTATCCTTTTCGCCTATAAAACAACTCTTTTGTTCATAAGACCAATTTGTTTCTATATTGTTTTTCCATCCATAATCTATAGACCTATGAACACCATCAAACTTCTCACACCAAAAATATCCAGGTTCAACGCTATCGCAATCGTCTGGACCTAATATCATTTCTTTAGCACCCAATCCCATACCATAAAGATTGTAGATTGGACGAACTATATATGTGTCTTTTTTGAGTGGTGCTACTCCTGCTGGACCGCAGGAGTAGCCAAGTTTCTGTGATAGCCACAATTTATTAAAATACTTACGATGCAAAGGATAGGCATTCCAAGCATCTTCATCACTTCGAACCACATTATACTCCTTTAAGAAGACGAATGTATTCCTCAAATAATTCTTCGTGGTTGACCTTAAAGTCGGTTGGCCCAGTAAACAAATAATTATTCGACTCTTCAGTGCCTTCAATAACTACTGTTGGACCATATGCAGAAGGTTCAAGCCAAATATTATCTCTTGTTGACTTGAATTCTTCAAAATCAACATAATCATCTGTGCTGATAGGAATATACCCGTTGACGAATGTGTATCTTGTATAGTTTTTACTCATTTCATTTTGTTCTTTTATAAACGATTTGAAACTCATAATACCACTTTCTTCATTGGTTGTCAATGGGTTTTCTGCAATAATATTTCTCATTGTGCCCGCTGATACAATTTGTACCTCATAAGCACGAAGAATTAAATATTGTGAGTTTGGTGTAAACACTGCCCATTCAGGAGACCTAATAGAATCTCTTCCAAGACCAGCAGAACGATAGTCTTTTCCCTCTTTACCAAGAGCAGCATCCATTTCAAAAATGTAACCTTTCATACCAACGGTTCTTGCGTAACCAGCATCACCGATATACTGTTGAGATTTATCAACATGAATGGCACCATACACACCGTCGCCAAGCATACGTCCAACAACTGATTTATCACCTGATTTGATAACACGGAAACCATAACGTAAAATCATTGAAGCAGCAATACTACCTGTGCCATGATACATCGGATTTATGATTTGTTGTTTTGGATCGTTTGCTATCCATTCTTCATGTGCTTTGACTTGCATAGGAATACGAACATTAAATGCTCTCTTAAATAGAAGACCTTCTGGTCCGTGTTTTTCATTTCTTTTTGTTTGATGCATTCTAACAGTAAGTTGAAGCATTTCTTTATTGGTCATTTCAACAGGAGTAATTTGTAAATCTTCAATTGCTTTTGCAGGTTTAAAGTTTTTTGCATAATTGTCTAAAGTATCTAGGTTTTTAATATGTTTTGCTGGCACTTTAGTTTCTTCTGAAACTACATTATTGTATTTCAAAATTTCTTTAATGCGTTTATCATCTAATTTGTCGAATGGACGAATAGGTTGACTTTCCGACACAATCGCCGCGCCAGCATTTAAAGCAAATTCTTTACTTTCTAGATACTGAGCAGCCAATCTTTTCTGCATAGAAAGAGAGTATGTAGTATAGGCAGCATTTGCTGCTTTACGGTTTTTATCAACATACTTAATAAAAGCTGGTTGTGCTGAGGTCATAAAATTTTGATATTCTTTTGACCTCTTAGATATACCACTTGTATCCCAACCAGTGAGAGATTTTTCTAGAAGAATTAAAGCCTTATCATTCGGTTCATCAACATCATAAACTTTATCAATAAACTGGCTTAAATAGCCCCAATACCATCGGTTGCCTCTATTTTTCATTTCATCGATCATTTTTTGAACGTAGGTACCGTATGTTTTATTTTCCAGTTTTTTAGAACTGGTTATAATATCCATATAACTATAACTCGGAAAAGATTCTTCATTAAGTAAGGTGTCTAGTCCTTTTTGATCAGAGACGAATCTATCAAAAACTTCAACCTTTTCGTCTTTTTCAAGACCAGTCAATCGGGTTACATTATTTATATTCTCATTTTGGAACATATCCATAAAGTCGTCTTGTGATAATTCATTAAAATAATTGATATCAATATACTGTGACAATGTACCAAAGATTTTTGCACTCGGATCGCCGACCTTTAATAGTTTTTTAAATAATTCTTTATTACTGGCGTTTAGACTAGACCATGGGCTGATAGGTGCTTTTTCCAGTATACTATTCCAATACCTCGGTGCACTCTTGGATTGAGGTGAATTAACCACTTTGCTTAAAATAAACTCATCAATTTCATCTTGGTCTTTCTTTGTCCACAAGGAAGCAAAGGGGTTATTCTTTAATGACCCAAATTCAGTCGCTCTGCTATATCCGTAATAGTTACGGTCTTTTTCATATTCTCTTATGATGTTAAAAACATTATTCTTTGACGCTTTAACGAGATTTGCGTAATTTGCTGCTGCGGCATTATTCTTTGTTAAAGTGCTGTAGATAGCACCTAATGTAGCATCATTTCGATAAAAGGTCGGACCTTGGGCGCTGGCAATGTTGAAGTTTGACTCAACAATCCAATTAAGAGTTTTCTCTGCTATTTTCAAAGCAATATAATCAATACGATAAAGACTTTCCCGATATAGGTTTTGTTTATTTGCTTCTACATCATACGATTCTATTGCCCAATCGATAATAGGACGATTGTTTTCGTGTAATGTGTCGTTAATGCTTAATATACTTTTTACCCAATCATTGAAGTTGGGCACTCCATCTTTTATATCTTTTTTCAGTTTTTCTAAATCGATACCTTTAAGAGCGTCTGCTTTATCCCACGCAAAGTCTGAATAACCACTATAATCTGCTCCCTTTTTGAGTTGGTCTAAAACTTCTTCATAGTTTCCTGGTTGTTTTACACCTAGTTTTTCACCAAGTTCGTATAACGCGGAACTGATTTTATAATCTAAATTTTTAGCAGGTTTGAAAACATAATTACCGTCAACTTTTGTAATAGCATCATCTTTTAGCCAACCCTCTAAAGGATTGTCAAGAACCATCAATGACCGAACCATACGATACGGTATACGATAATATGATCCATAATTTCCAAAATTTCCAATAAAACCATCATTGTTTTTGTAATAAGCAAATAGTGGTGAACTTAAATAGTCGTCCTTAAAAATCTTGATTGCGTTTTCAAGTTCTGTTAAAGTTTTTGATTCATATGCCCTTGTAGCAAGAAGGTCAATCATCTGATTCATAAGGTCAAGTTGTTGTCTAGTTGGTGCAATATCATATAACTTAATAATACCAGATCCAGAAGTAATATTAAATGCTATGATTTTCTTGTCAGTTAATGTCGAGGCGCGAAAAGGTGGAAAAATAGCCGCTCCAAGTACTCCATAAGAAATATCTGTTTTATGGTTTTGAAAAAATTTTGTGGTCTCAAGAACAGCATCTCTTTCAAATACTAAACTATTTTCATCTAAAATTTCTCCGTATAGGGTTTCTAAGAAATGGTTGATGTTTGCTTTAGAGAATTCATATTCTTTATCAATTTCCGAAGCCTTTTTATCTGCTTGAAATTCCGACCATAGATTTTTTGCAGCGGAAACTCCTTCATACTTCTTCAACACAACAGGAGCAGGAGCGGGTGTTGGCGCTGGTTTATCAACTTTAGCAACAGCAGGCGCTGTTACCGATGGAATCGCATTCGCATTCTTTGGTGGGCGACCACGGCGTTTTGGCGCCGATGCGTTTGCTGCGGCAGTTGCACCGATGATATCACTAGGAGACCAAACTGCTGATGAACTACTATCTTTAGCAACAGGAGTTGTCGCTGCTGCTGGTGCTGGTGTAGTTGTCGCCGCTGGTGTTGAAGTGTTTGCCCCAGGCGTTGCTCCAGCATCAACATCAATCTGAAGACCTTTCGACATACTCACAAATTCTGTTGTCTTAAATCTTTTATCTCTTTTAGCAAGTACACGAAGGTCGTTCGCCAACTTACCAAGAGTGCCACCATTCATAAAATCATCAACTGATTTACGAACTTTGACGTTTGCTTTGAGTAGTTTATCTGGTTTTATCTCGCCTAACCAACCACGTAGAATGTTTGGATCAACATCGTCAATTTGACCCTGTCTTGCTTTTACAAGAAATCGAGTAATCTGAGTTGGTGTCAACACAGTTTTAAAATAACTACCATCAGCCATAATCTTAACTATAAGCGATGGGTCGTTATTTGAATCGTCAATAGCAGAAAGACGAAGTTTCTTATCACTTTTAAAATAAGTTTTTACTCTTACACGATTTTTAGCAGAAGCAAGTAAAGAAACCCAACCAACAAAACTAAAAAAGAACGCATCCATAACAGATTTTTCATCTGCTGTAAATGTGTCCTTTTCAAGTTGAGTTGTATAAAATGTATTTTCTTTTAGATAATCGAATAGTCCAACAACTTTTTGCATTTATATGGTCCTCTGGAATCGATATTTTCGTTTATTTATGCTTACTCATATCGCCAGTTTGACCGTTATAAGTCGAAATGAACATTCTTGCTGATTGTTCATTATCATATGTTTTAACTAGTTCTATATTTTTGGAAATATGATGGATCCATATTTCAATGCCCTGTAACCCCTGATGTATTCTTGCTTTACCATCTTTTGAGTTATATGGATCCATCATATTATTCCTTAGAAACCGAAGTGTGCCTTAATTCCTACAATAGTATCGTCTGAATTAAAATCCTTATCAAGTTCTGTCTTAACATATGGCGTCACCGTAGCAACATTTACTTCTAGATTGTAACCTAATTCTGCTGTAGATGATGTAAGTTCTAAGTCATCTACGCTGAATGTAGGAATAACTTCTAGATACGCATTGAAAGCAGAAACGTTCATCTTAACTTCAGCGTTGATTTGTTCCGCATCAATAGCATAATAAACGTTTGGCTCTACAAATGCAGATACTGGTAATGGTAGTGCTGGAGCAGTACCTTCTGCTAAAGCCAGCCCTGGAACAGTTAGTAATCCTGCTACTGCAACTGTAGTAATAATATTCTTCATTTTAATATTTCTCCTTGGAGGTTGAATTTGTCCTCTCGACGAAAGTATATAGTTCTGATGCTTTCTTCATAATGTCTTGAGGGGTATACATAGGTACTTGATATTGTTTTACTGTTTCAAGCACTTCAGGTAATGACTTATCGAATTGCTCACAGTAATTATTTATTACTGACCAATAAGCATTACTTAAATCGTTATATTGTTGGTCACAAAGTTCTTTAGCCATTCTTAATAATTCTAAACGAATCTCATATGGATTCTTATTACTCATAATATTTATCCTTTCTGTATGTATGTGTGTATGATAGGGAGCCCCGCTATGCAGAGCTCTTCTGTTTCCAGGTGTCCTATCCCACCCATAGTAACTATGCTGCTAAAGCATAATCCTGAGAAGCAACATTATCGTTGGCATCTAAGTTTGTTTTGGTCTTTACGTGACCACTCGATAACTCCAGTCCTCTATTATCTGCCTGTCGATCCTAGTTCACCCCCATCATAGATACATCATTTAGTTCTTTCGACCCATCCTCGTCAGGTAAGGGCGATGTATCTATGGTGGAGGTGAGCGGTACTGCCCCGCTGTCCAGTTCAGTTTTCAATTCCCTTCAACGTTACAATCTTATTTATATCATACTTCTTCTTGTTCGTCAATATCTTTTTGACTCTCTTTAGGAATTACTCCCATTTTAGAATGATACATTCCTTTTTTTTCAAAATCCTGCCATACTGTCTTTACATCATATCCAGCAGATATCTTATATATTTTATTACCATCTCCATCATATTCCCATTCACGATTTTTGGGATCAAGTTCTATTGATTTCTTTATCATTTGATGGACTCCTTTTTGTGTGTTTGATTTTGTCAACTCATTTTTGGATTATATTCCTCTTCGTATTTTTCGATTGCATGTTCGATGGTACGAAGAAGCCCTTGACCAATAAAGAATTTTTGTGTTTCTTCATCACACGCAAAATCAATCGTCAGACTACCATCCTTATTCTCAACGACGTTAAGAATTTCAATCTTATCACTCACTTATCATTTCCTTTACTTCATAGTCTTCCATAACTTCATTGTAAATCGTTTTGGCAATATTGTTAACATCTTTTGGATCACAATCAATCTCGTATACTTTACCAACACGACACTTAACAACACTAGGCCAACCAAGTGAGTTTAGTGCTTTTGTGACTGCTTGTCCTTGTTGGTCAAGAACATTCGGTCTTAGAAAAGTACGAATTTCATACCTCATCTCTTACTGCCCATAGTACCTAGTTCCCATCGTTCTCTTAAATCGCTAAGAGCCCAATCACGAGCAATATCTTCTGCTTCTGCTAAAGAAGAACCACAGCGAATCAACTGCTTCATTTTATCTTCATGATAGATAGCAACTAAAAAACCATGTTCATTTTCAGTAACATCTGCTCGCCATTCAGCATCCATATGTTCAACGTCTAGATGTTTATAATAAGTAGAATGAACCTCACTCATGAACAAACTTCTCAATCATAGGAAATACCTTAGCAATCTCTTCAGCACACATCTTAGCAAGTTCGCGATGTTCTTTTTGTGTTGATGGGTCAGTACGAAGATCGATGTAATGACACCAACTCCGAATAGAACCATTCATATAAAGACGCGACCAGGTAAGACCCTCTGGTAGAATAGCACGAACAACTTCCTTAGCGATATCACGCTTTAACGCTTGATCATATGTAGCAAAAGTGAGATTCATAATTTCTATTTGCTTATTTTCCCACCATTCTTTTAAATCTTTATCATCGGTTTCTAGTGAATTTTGACGATTCACATGGTCTTGCATACGAGTTTCTCGAGCATCTCCTGTTGTTTCGGTAGCAGCATAACGTTGTGAAAACTCCTGGAATGAGAAACTGCGATGCCGTAATATCTGCCTACCAATATCCCGAGTAGTATCTAACTGCAAACAAACGTTAACCATCTCAAATGGCGACCAATGTTTATTACGAATCAGATAGTTGATAAGACCTTCATTCTTTAATGAAGCCATTTGTGATGTTGGATTTGAAACACGAGCATAATAAGCAATCTGGTCTACTAACGTCTCATTTGGGCTCGCATTCACACGTTGAGACCATCCTTCTAACTTTACACTCTGCTTAGTCATTCACATTCTCCATTGTACGAGTACGACGTTTTTGTTTTACTAAAAGTCTCTTTGCACGGCGCCGTTCACGTGCTTCTTTATCTTCTTTGTATGTATGAATCTCTGCAACTATCTTTCGTTCTCTACGGCGTTCTCTTGCTGCTTTATCACGCATCATACGTTCAGCAAGAGTTTCTTTCTCAAAGATTGGTTCGTTTTCTTCCATCAATGTTCAATCTTTCCATTTCGCATTAGATAATTCTGTACCATACATTCACCTTCGTAATTACGACGATTGAATTCCTCATATGTAATACCATACCATTCTAGCATGTCTTCCATAAAAGGAATACTAGCATAAGCCGGGATTTTCTTATAAATCCACTCGAACCTCTTGTCTATCATTTTGTACTCCAATAAGAAAAATGGCGACCCCGGAAGGACTCGAACCTGGAGCCTACGGTCTTATATCCCATAATAGTAACCTTTAGTAATTGGCGGGCATACCAGGATTCGAACCTGGAACACAAGTTTAGAAGACTCGGATGATTTCCGATTTCACCATATGCCCTTGTTACTATTATCTATATAAACTAAGTTTTCTACTCTAATCCAACTGAGCTACCACGGAATATTTAAAAGCGAGTAGGGTCAACAACCCATTAAGCAAAGATGTACAGGCTTTGCGAGCGGACTTCTACCGCCTCGCTATTTAACTCAGTCTAACTTACGCTTCCAAAACCAATCAGTCAGTTTCTCAAGATTAGACTGAATTTCGCTATCATTCATACCATAACTTTCAGCGCCCATATCCTCAATCTCTCGGAGGACGCTTTTCTCAAACTCTGACATACAACTGGTCATTTCGTATTTCTTTCGTGCGTTGATTAAAGCCTGCTCTAAGATAGAACCTAAAGTATTGTGTTCATTTTTTTCCATTTTTCTATCATCGCCTTTTCTTGTTCATACGCTTCAATTTCCCAAGGATATTCTTCATAGATGGTATCATCCCACACTTTTCCGTTCCAACGAGACTTTTTAAAGCCTATACCCTGGATCAAACGACCTTCATTAATTTGCTTGATATGCACCATCTCATGAAAAATTGTCGATATGATATCTTTCGATGGTTTGTCAGCGTTCAGTTCCACGTTATATTCATTATCAAGATTGTCACCATGAGCAAACCCATACGAACCGTTCATATCTTCATCATCAAGAAACTGAAAAAGGATATATCCCTCGCGGTCAGTAAGGTCGCATTCATTCATAGCAAACATGATGGCGGCGTTCAGTCGTTTAATTTTTTGAGGTTTGTCTGTCACGTCATAAAACATGATCGTCTTCCGTTGTTTCACTCTTACTTATATAGAATTCTTCCCAATCTGTGACTTCTTTAAGAATCTCCATTACGCCTCCTAAAACTCTTGTGGATAACCTTTGGTGATCTTGCCCGGACGCAGTGGGCTTACAACCCTCAACTGCTCCTTGAGGAAGTCACGATAGTCTGCATCGTCCGGCAGTTGAGCGATCCACTGCTCTTCAGTCATCCACTCAATGGGGAACTCTTTATAGCCAACTGAGTTGTACATCGACAGAGCAGCAACGAACGCAACCGCATCTTGGATGCGATCCAGATCCTCTACCAGGTACTCGTCACCGCCCTTGAACTTCCAGTACGCATTACCGCTGGAGAACTTGCCGTCCTCTGCGTGAGCGCCATAGTTTTCAAGGAACTGTGTTTTAACTACGAAGTTGGTCATGTGCTTGCTCCTATTTCCTAACTGTTGTATACAGTATACCTGAACTAGCCCAAAAGGTCAACCACTTTTTTAACCTTTCATCACACGGATGTGGCGTGCTACATCAGAGTCTTTGAAATCACCAGACTTAGCCCAGTTCCGAAAGGCAGAACATTCGGTAAACTTAGCTGCACACGAGTCAGCCAACATGCAAGAGTCACAGGGAATCTCACGCTTGTTCTCCGGAGAGCCCGTATCCATCTGCGAGGCAGTGGAACGACCAAATGCTACTTCAGACTCATACAGAGAAGCCATTTCGATGTAGTTCGTATTCATAACAAGGTTCCCTATCGGGTTTCTAACGACGACCATTCATCGTTTTCATAATATTAATATAGTGATTGGCTGTGAGATTGTCAAGCACTTTTTTGCAAAATTTTGCAAAAAAATTTAAGCGGCTTGAAACCACTCTGGCGCGCTACGCTTTGTCCAGACCATTTTGAAACGATCCTGCTTTGTATGGTAGAAGTTTCGATAGGAAGCAACGGCATCACGATTAACGCTTTCTCCGCTGTTTACGATGCATTCTGGATTCTGCTTCATCGCAAGAGCGAACGGTGTCTGGCCACCATCTGGAATGTTTTTAGGAAACTTTCCAAGAGCCTTATAGAGTGTGGTATCGCGATTAAACGCTCCATGCTTCTTACCGTACCGATACTCATACTCTTCTGCTAGACCGAAATAGTGTTGATAATGCCAGTGATAGTTTGTCGTAGAAGCCATCGTCCATAGAGTGCATGGATGATTGACGTGACATGCTTTCATCAGCACGTTCTCTCGGTCATCGTTTAGACGCCACCGTTTGACGTTACGACCGTTAGCAGACTTTTCGAGATACATCTCACCATCTAGCAACCGATGCGCTGTGGAGAGCATCTGAGCGGATTCTGTCACCATTTTGACAACATGCTTGTCACATTGTGACCAAGCTGCTTCGTAGGGGTTCTCAGAGAGGACAAAAATATTCATGAGCAGTTATCATCCAACAGATAGTGACTCAAATTGCCATATTGCTCTTCGAACATTTCGACAATTTCATCACCGTAACCGGCAAAGATATCGATAATCTTATGCGGTTCAATAGAGTGAACGATGAGGATCGGATTCACTTCGTCAACGAGGCTACCGTCAGCCCAATGAGCGTATACGTTAAATGTCAT